ATAAATACATAATCTATATTTGTTCTTAAATTTGGTGGTATACCAAGGGGGTATTGCATTGTAATTACTAACATAATTTTCCAATGTCGTCCATTCATAAATAATAATCTCATTAGTTTATCTTTTGTCCATTTATTGTCATATAAACAATCATCCAGAATTACAAATGCTCTTGCGTCTATACTGGTTCTTTTATAAGCTTCCATCTCTTTTTTTATTTGTTTTAGAACTTGTTTCTGTCGTTTTAATATATTTTCTATAATAGCCGAATTATATTCATCATGAATAAATAATTTTGGGACATGTGAACTAAAAAATCCATTACCTGCTTCCGTACCAGATATTACTGTACCAATAGGAATATCTTGATGATAATATAATAAATCTCTAACTAAAAAACTTTTTCCAGTATCTCTTCTACCAATTAAAACAATTACAGGACCTTTGTTTTCATCTGCTTTAAAACTAATGTTTTTCATATCAAATTTTTTCAAATCTAAAGTCATAATTACTATTTTAAGAGAAAATAATAATTAATCATTAACGAAAAATTAAGTTAAATATAATTTATAAAATTACTTTATTGTTATAAAGATGGACTTTTCTTTATTTTACAAGAAAAATAAAAATGAGAATTTATTTAGGGAATTAGAAGATTATCTTGAAGTATCTGATATTCAAAATTATTATCCTCTTTATAAAAACTTTTTTTCACTAAATGAAACTAATTATAATGTAATTAGCTTAAATCATAAATATCATTTAGAATCATTTACTAGTAAAGAATCTAGAAATGTATTATCAGGAATAATAAAATCAGAATATGATGAGTTAAAGAATACAAATATTTTTTGTAAATTCTCTCCTTTACTAGATCCTCTTAAGACTTTAACAGGTAAATATAATGATATTGATTTTATTTTACCTTCTTTAAATAATGACGAATTATGTATTCCTAAATTAATAGACACAAATAACAATTCATATGTAGATACATTTTTTACATATCTATCAAGCCAATTATATAATCATCATAATTTTCCACACGGAATAGATATGTATGGATCTTATTTAGCTATTCAAAATAATTTTGTATATAATATCTCAGACGATGTAGAATATTTAAATGATAGTGACTATTTTCATGATAATATTAATAAAAAATTTTTTGTTGATAATAAAGAATTTGAATCAATCTTTCATTTAGATTCAAGAAGGAATAAAAGAAAACTAATTATTAATAATAATAATGATAGTGATAATGATAATGATAAGGAACAAATTACTGTAAATGATATATCTGATATTAATACTGACTTATTATTAGGTATTGATTCTAACGATATTAAAATTGTAGATTTAAGTAATGTTTGTATTTATAACACGATTATTAAAAAAAATAAATCTGACGACGATTCGGATAATTCATCATGTAGTTCAAAATCTTCAAATACAAACGAATATTCTGATAATGAAATATCCTCCGAAATTTGCAGTGAAGAATCAAGTGAATCTCTAAGTTCATGTGAAGAAGAAGAAGAAGCATTTTTTTGTAAAATAGACAAATTTCCAATTCAAATAATTTGTATGGAAAAATGTGAAAATACATTGGATTATTTAATGGAAAATAATATAATGAAGAATGATGAGTGGATATCTTGTTTGTTTCAGATTATAATAACTCTTTCTATTTATCAAAAAGTCTTTTCTTTTACTCACAATGATCTACATACAAATAATATTATGTATACACCCACAGATAAGCAATTTTTAATTTACAAATACAATAATATTCATTATAAAGTTCCCACATATGGAAGAATTTTTAAAATCATTGATTTTGGTAGATCTATTTATAAATATGATTCCAAACTACTATGTAGTGATAGTTTTCATTCTAAAGGAGATGCTGCATCTCAATATAATTGTGAACCGTATTTTGATTCTAATAAACCTAGATTAGAACCTAATAGAAGTTTTGATTTAAGTAGATTGGCATGCTGTATTTACGATTATTTTATAGAAGATATTGACGATGCACCAAACATAATTAGGAAAAATAAAATTGCTTCTCTTATTAATGATTGGTTAATTGATGATAAAGGTAGAAATATATTATATAAAAAAGATGGTGAAGAGAGATATCCCGAATTTAAATTATATAAAATGATAGCAAGAACTATTCACAATGCTATTCCAGAAAAACAACTAGATCATGAAATATTTAAAAAATTTATTATATCTAAAAAAAAAATAAATATCAAATCAAAAATATATAATTTTGATAATATTCCAAATTTACAATAAATAATTAATAGTAAAATAAATAATTAATAGTAAAATAAATAATTAATAGTAAAATAAATAATTATTTATTAAAATGACGGATTATCTACAAAAGCCATTGTAGCTTTACTATCCTTCAGTGACGACACTTCAAATTGAGAATATAGATTTATTCCTAATACACTTGCTATACAAACTAATATAGTTTCTTTAATCAATACTTTTAATGGTTTTTTTTCATCATCTGGTAAAAATTTCATCTCTAAAAATTTAAATAAAAAGAATATAAATGATATTGTCAATGAATAAAAAAATGTATCATTCATTTTACATTACATGTGAATAAAGATTAGGTAAAATAAACGAAATTAAGTTAATATTTCAATCTCTTCTAAACCTAACGGAGTTTTATTCAAAATAATTGGTTTATCTAAATCATGTACATCTAATTCACCTAAACTTATTTTCTCTCCTATCTCAATCCTATCTTCTCTATCTTCTTCTTCTTCCTCCATTTTTCTTGCTTCGTATCTTTCATTACTTATTTTCTCCAGTCTTTCTTCTGTTTTTGGAGCTTCAATATCAGATATAATATTATCAATACTTATTGCTTTATCAATATCGTTAAATTTAATTCTCTCTTCTTCATCTAATGGTTTAATTTCCATTTTTTCACTATTTTCTGGCCCACTATTTTCTGGCCCACTATTTTCTGGCCCACTATTTTCTTCAGTTGGAATGTTAATATCATTATCATTTGATGTATCCACTTTATCTGTTTCCTCTTCAATAGGATCAGTTGATATTATTTCTTCATTCTCTTCAACTTCTACAGTCTCTTCTATTGATTCATCTAAATATACTTTTAAAATATTTTCAACAGGAATATTCTCTCTAATTGAATTTAAAATTTCTTCTCTGATTATTATCTCTAACTCTCTATAATGTTTTTGTATTTGAAGAGGTGTTATATTTTTTTCAAATAAGTATATATTTTTATATAATTTTCTAGCTGTATTAATATAAACTTTATGAATAAATTCATTTAATTCTGGAACAGAAATATCAATTTTCTTTTGTTTATTTCCTACTCTCATACATGTTAAACTTTTTAATTGAATTATATGTACACAACTAATCAAATCATTTAAATAACCACAATTACTTTTATCTATAATTCGTTTAGTTTCTGTATCTACTATTGTAGTATTCCATTTTGGAATTCGTGCTAAAAAATTTTGAAATGTCATTAGATACTTTTCTAATTCATTATTTTCATCACATAATACCCATGCTTCATCAAAAATAGATTTCACACCTTCGGTTATAAGAGGTGTTAATATATTTATTAGTCTAGAACACCACTCATTTCTAGATTCTTGTAAACTAGTTATTGAATAATCATCCATTTACATATAACTTATATTTTCTAAACTATAATCTTTACGGATTAAAATAAAATTTAAAATTATCATTATTAATAATTTTTCTTCTCTAAATTCCTTTTTTATTCGTTGAATAAATACTAAATATTCATATTTTTTTTCATCATTTTTTATATTTTCTTTTATGTATTCTATCAAATCTAATGCACTATAACCCTTTTCATATATTTTTTCTGATATACTCCATATTTCTTCTTTTTTTAGTTTATCTAAAAATATTTTAAATTTTTTATTTTTTTGTTTTACATGTTTACACATTTTAAAATTTTTTTCTAAATTATATTGATGTAAATTTGACAAATTATTTGGCAATATTGGATTTGGAATAAATATTTCGCAAAATCTTGATAATATAGGTTTTAATAATTTATATTTATCATCAACTATTATAAAAAATCTTGTTGAATGACTAAATAACTCAATACATCTTCTTAGTGCAGATTGTGCATCAATTGTTAATTTATCGGCATTTACTAAAATTATACTTTTAAAAATACTTCCTTCTTGTAAATCAATATTCGTTCTAGCAAAAAATTTTAATTCATCCCTTATAAATTTTATACCTTTTCCATGAGCACAATTAACATTCATTACATAATTTTTCAAATATACCGGATCATTGTTATATATTTTTTTTATAAAATCAAATAATAATGTTTTTTTTCCAACACCAGAAGAACCATGAAATATTAAATTAGGAATCTTTTTTTCATTAATAAAATCATTTAATTTTTCTTTTATATTCTCATGAATGACTAATGACATAATACATTAATTATTCATTACTTTTTAACTAATAATACTTATTTATATTTTCTTTTTTTAGTCATTTTCACTTTTTTTTTCTTTCTACTATTTTTAACCCTTTTTTTCTTTCTACTATTTTTAACCCTTTTTTTCTTTCTACCTCCTCCTCTTATTATACCTTTAAAAGTAAATAAATCTCTCTCTTCAGGATTATATAATAAAAATCCACATTCTTTTTTTGATTCTACTGGAGTATAAGTAACATCTCCATATGTATGTGACTTATTTAAATCATCTGCAGATATATTATCATCTAATTCAGTACCCCCTGTACCAACTATATATTGTTCTATTTGCATATTTGATGAACTTTCAGATAAATTTATTGTTATATTTCCTTTTTGATATAAATGAACATCCGCACAAAGATAATAGTATTTTACATTATCTGACAGTTCATTTTTTATTCTTTTTAAAACATCAACAAATAATGGTATATCACTATCATAATTTGCTTCACCATCTTTCTGTTTAGTAAACATAATAGGATGATGACCTATTAGTATTAGTTTTTCAATACCTAAATTATTGTTTATATCATCTAATATTAATTGTAATTGATAATCTCTAACATCCTTTATATTCGTATAATTTGTATTTAAAAATTCATTATAACAAGATAAAAATTTACCTGATTTTTTATCTGGTGAATAAATACTTGAATCTAACATTAAAACTAATGTGTTATTTTCCATGTTGATTGACTGATAAAATACATAATCTACATTTGATAATTTTTTACTTTTTAAAGCATCTCTTTCATATTTAATAATACTGCAATTATCAACTGGTTCTAATGTATTTACATTATTTAAAAAATACTCATTAGAATTTGCTATATTTGTCTCTAAATCGTGATTTCCTAATATCATATATGTTTTAATATTCTTTGGTAATAAATCAAACCCATCATATAGTAATGATTCTATTATTACCTTTAGTTTTTTCTGTTTTTTTTTAATCGGATCCATTTCTCCTGATACTTTTTTAGGGTAATAATTATCACCAGCTATTGATATAAAATCTACAGGAGATGATTCTAATGTAGAATTTAATAATTCCATTACATTAGCTAGACAACCTTTATCTTTATTTAAATTATTCCAACATCCAAAATGTATAAAAGTATTCATTATATATAATATATTATAAAATATATACTAAATATTTTGTAAAAAATTGATTCTTTTTTTACAAATATAAATACTCATATTTAAAAACACAATGGACATTCAAATTTCAAACAGACAATTAATTGATACACTATATTCTATAGATATTTTAACAGCAAATATCAATAATTTAAATAAAGATACTCTTTTATCAACACAAGAATTAACAGTAAAATTCTGTGTTGATTATATTTTAGATACAGATATAGAAGGTGGTAATGAAGATA